TAATAAAAAAATTCAAATAAAAGACAAAATTGTCGGTCCAAGCGAGAATGTTATAATAGCTAAGTGTAATAACGATGAAGTTATATTATCGTATGACATTGACTATGGAATTAGTCCGATAAAATGCACTGCGGCGAATATTGAAACTATTTTTAATGTTGTTGATAAGGCTATTAAAGGGTAAAACAAAAGCACGTTTTCGGACGTGCTTTTTTGATACACTGAAAGGCGGTGATAGTGTGAGAGTAGGCACAACATACACATAGAAGAAAGGAATGGTGATCCGATTATCTCCCTGTTAGACGTGGGGTTATACGTCTTATTTTTATACAATTTTTTTCAGAAAGGAATGATTTGAATGGCAGATACAGCAGAGCAAACAGAAAATCAAGAGCAAGAGCAGTCCACAGAGCAGAAGCCTTCCGAGCAAAAAAGCGACGACAATCAAAAGGCGATTGATGAAGCGATAGCTAAGGCAAAAGCGGAGTGGGAAAAGGACCTTGAACAAAAGCTAAAGGACGCTGAGAACGAGGGCGCGAGAAAAGCTAAGCTATCGGCAGACCAACGCAAAAAGGAAGAGGACGACAAGGCAAGAGAGGATTTTGAAAAAGCAAAGGCAGAGTTTGAACGTGAAAAAATCGTTGCATATGCCGAAACGGAACTTGCCAAAGTCGGACTGTCCGCCGAGATTGCAAAGTACATTGTAGCAGAGGACAAGGATAGCACAAAGGCGGTTATTGACAAGATAAAAGAAAGCTATGACAAAGATGTACAAGCAGGTGTTACCGAGCGTTTAAAGGGCAAAACACCGAATTTAAACGGTGGCAGTGGCGGTCACAACACAGGCAGTTTTATGGACATAATCAGAGAAAATCAAAGATAGGAGTGAAATAAATGGGTTATTTAAAAAATGAATTGACAGGCTTTGTACCTGTCGAACAAGCAACAGACATCATCAAAATGGTGACAAGGGGTTCAAGTGTTTTAAGAATGGCGAAAGTCGAGGAAATGAAACACGAGAAAAAGAAGTTTAACGTACTTACAGACGGTCCGGGTGCTTACTGGGTCGGTGAGGGTGAAAGAATTAAGACAAGCGGTGCTACTTGGATTCACCCTGAAATCGAGGCTAAGAAGTTAGCCGTTATTATTCCGGTAGTAAAGGAAAAGTTGGAAGATACAACTATCAGTGTATTCGAGGAACTAAAGCCGGAAATTGCAGAGGCATTCTACAGAGCGATTGACGCGGCGTGCATTTTCGGTACAAATTCGCCGTTCAAGACAAACATTATGAACGCTATAGACAGCAAGCATATGGTTGTTACAGACAACACAAATATTGATATTGCTATATCTGACGCAATGTCAATGATTGAAGAAAACGGCTATGACCCGTCGGGATTTATCGGTCGTATCGGTGTTAAGAATATGCTAAGAAAGCTACGTGACGCAAACGGCGCACCTGCATATGTCAACGGTACAACAGGCGGTGAGCTGTACGGTCAGCCTATCGAATTTGTGCGCAACGGTGCGTGGGACAACAAACGTGCCGATATTATCACAGGTAACTTTAAGTATGCCGTTGTCGGTATGCGTGCCGGTATCAACTATGAAATCTTGACGGAGGCTACACTTCAAGGCACTCTTGACAGTGACGGTAAACCGCTATCACTTGCGGAGCAGGATATGGTTGCAATCAAAGCTACTATGCGTTTAGGTTTCCTTGTGGTTAAGGACGACGCATTTGCCGCATTTAAGAACGGTGTTCCGACACTTGGCGAATTGACAGTTGAATCGGTTGCAGGAACAACAGGCAACACTGTTATTACAGTATCGCCAAAGCCTATCGGCGGTCACAAGTTGGTTTACAAGACTGCCGCAAGCACCGCTCCAAGTGTTGCGTATGACGACGATTTGTCGAAGTGGACAGAGTTTAACAACGGTGACGAAATCACTGCGACAAACGGTCACAAGATTACAGTTGCGGAAGTTACCGCAGACGGCAAAGCGAGAAAGTCGGGCAGTGCCGACGTTGTAAGCGGTGAATAATATGGAACAGTTGGGGACACTAAAAATGTTGTTGGGAATTAAGGACGACGAGCAAGACAGCTTGTTGTCCTTTTTGATTGAGGACACGGTTAATATGATTATGGCGTATTGTCATATTGATGTACTGCCACGTCAGCTTGAAAGCCTTGTTCCGAAGATTGCGGCGGATATGTACAGGGCGAAAGGCTACGGGGACAGTAAAAGTCCCGAAGTAGTCAAGAGCGTAAGCGAGGGCGAACGTTCCGTGACATATGCCGAAAATGATAATGACGAGATTTTCAGCAATTATTATAAACGTCTTGACCCGTTCCGTAAACGAAAGGGGCGTGTTCCGAGTGATGTCGGTATTTAGTAGGTTTTATAATAAGGACGTCATAATTGCAGAATACGAGATTGACGACTATACAGGTAAAACCGAAAAGACTGTATTGTCCGAAATCAAAGCCGATGTACAACCGTACAGCGGTGGCAGAGCAAGAGAGCAATACGGTTTGGATATAGAATGTCAAATGCGTATGTTCTGCGATATGTCAGACGACGTAAAGGTCGGTAACAGGGTTGAATATGACGGCGACATATATGATATAACATATGTGCAGAAATGGGACAGCGGTTTGGTAGCAATGCTCGAAAGGAGTAGGCTGAAATGAATTTTTCAATCGAGGGGATAGACAACGTTGTTGACAAGCTGACACAGTATGCGTCGGGCGATAAAATACAGCGAGGTTTGGCAATGGCGGGCGAAGTCGTAAGAGCGCACGCAGTGGCAAACTGTCCTGTTGCAACAGGACGTTTAAAGGGCAGTATCGTAAGCCAAGTGGACGGTGACAGTGTTGCAATCGGTCCGACTGCCGATTACGGTATTTATGTCGAATTTGGCACAGGCTCAAAGGGCGACAAATCTGTTTCGCATACGTCAAAAAGACACTGGACGTATTACAGTGGCGGTCGATTTTACACAACGTCGGGGCAAGCACCACAGCCGTTCCTCGTACCTGCACTGAAAAATAACATCAGCGAGATAATCGCTAAGTTTAAGGAGGTGTATAACTCGTGAAACGAGTTATAGCGAGCAAATACGAAGTATTTGTGTTAGCGTAGGGAGGGTGATACGGTGTTTGATATTGGTTTGGAATTACGGGATATTTTAAAACAGATAGATGATGTAAGCGTATGTTTTGCATATCCCGATAATTTTAATAAATTACCCGCAATAGCATATTACACGCTAACGGACAAAGGCTCAATGTCATATGACAATACGGTTTTTACGAATGATACAACTGTTCAGATTGATATTTACGCCGATTATCCGCAAACGTGTTTTGAATTGTCGGAGAAAGTATATAAATTGTTGACTGATAACGAATATTATCACGAAATGACAATGGACGTACCCAATCCCGACGACAAAAGTATAAAACACAAAACAATGAGATTTACGAAAGTAGTAGAAAGGAATGATTGATTTATGGCAAATACAGAAAAAAGAAAACCACTACCTACAATAGGTGTGGACAAGTACACATTTTTCGCAGTTTTAACAGACACATCGGAGGGTGCAACATATGGTGACCCGTATAATTTGAGAGGTACTGTCGAAATTGCACCGACAGACGCAGGCGGCAGTGATGTTTTTGACGCCGATAACGGTGCGTATGAAACATCAAACTACATTGAAAAATTAGGTCACGACATCACAAATGCCGATATTCCGCCGGAAGTTGATTCAATGTGGCGTGGACTGACACAAAAAGACGGTGTAGTAGAGGTCGGCAACGATACAAAAACAGTTTATTTCGGTGTTGCGTGGAGAATTATGAAATCCGACGGCTCATACCGTTATGTTAGATACTACAAGGGTTCATACAGCTTTGCGTCAAACGTAGGCGGTAAGACTAAGGCGTCAAGCGGTGCACCTGAAAAGCAAACTGCAAAGGCTACATATACAGCCGTACAACGTGATTTTGACAACAACTATTACGCATACTTTGACGAAAGCGATTTGCCGGAGGGCGTTACAAAGACAGAACTTGAGGAAAACTGGTTTAAGGATATGAACTACTATCCAGTGAAGAAAGCACTTTAAGACAAGGCACGCCGAAAGGCGTGCTTTTTTCGTATAGAGAGGAGCGAGTAACAATGCAAAGAGTATTAACATTTGTACACAACAAAAAAAAGTATGTATCAAAACCGTGGTGTTTCGGTGCGGCAACGTTGGTTGAAAAAGAATATATGGACGTTGCAGAGGGTGAAAAAGTAACGGCTACGTCGGTATGTGCAGATGCCGTTGACTATCTGTTTGAGGGTACAGAGGCGACACAAGATATTTTAGACACGGCTGTTTCAGCAAAAATGAGAATGTGTCGTGAAGTTATGAAGTGGTTTATGGACGATTTTACGGGAAAAAACGAGGAAAGCCTGCCGGAGCAGGCAACCGAAAAGGAAGATTAAGCGATTTATATGGGACAATGCTGAAATATCACGGTATATTGCCGAATGATTTGGCAAAACAAGACCCAAGATTATTACTTGCAGTTATAATCGAGGACGAGGAAGAAGAATATACAGGAAACGACCCGTATTTAAAAATGTTTTATGGAATGTAGTGAGGTGATTTGTAATGGCTGATGCGGCGGAATTAGTAGTAAGAATAAGAGGTGATGCGTCCGACTTAGAGGCGACAATAAGCGGTGTATCGCAACAACTCGAAGAATTGGAACGAACACAAAGCAATACAAATGGTGTGAAAGGTGTAAGAGAAAGCACAAGTGCATATCAAGGTCTTGCAAGTCAGCTTAAAAATACCGGAAAAGGTATAAAAGAAGTCGGCGAAAGTATTGACACGATAACAAAACCGATACAATACGCATCAACGGCTCTTGCCGCGGGCGGTGTTGCGAGTGCCAAGTTTGCGATAGATTTTGAGGATAGTTTTGCCGGAGTTAAAAAGACGGTTGACGCTACACCGGAACAGTTAGCCAAAATAAAGCAAGGTATTATTGATTTGTCAACAACAGGTATTGACGGCAGAGGCGCGATACCACAGACGGCAACTGAACTAAATGAGCTTGCGGCGGCTGGAGGTCAGTTAGGCATATCCCAAGAAAACATTATCGACTTTACGGAAGTAATGGCACAAATGGGTTCAGCAACAAACCTTGTCGGCGAAGAAGGCGCGGCTACACTTGCCCGATTTATGAATGTAATGGGTACAAGTCAAGGCGAAATTCGTAATATCGGCAGTGCAATCGTTGATTTGGGTAACCACAGTGCGACAACAGAATCGGAAATCGCGGAAATGGCACTGCGTATGGGTAAATACGGTTCATCTGTACGAATGTCGGCGGCGGACGTGTTGGGTTATTCTGCGGCATTGTCCTCATTGGGAATTGAGGCACAAATGGGCGGTAGTGCGATAGGTCGTACGTGGCTGTCCATAGAAACCGCCGTTGCAAGCGGCGGAGAGGGTTTGACGAAATTCGCAAAGTACAGCGGTAAGAGTGCGGAAGAATTTAAAGAGCAGTGGAATACTGACAGCTCCGGTGCATTTAACGGACTGTTAAAAGGCTTGCAGTCTGCCGAGAACCTAACTGTTGCGTTAGATGATTTAGGCATAAACAATACACAGGATATACAGGCTATGATGGCATTAGTCAACGGTTATGATTTAGTAACCGAGAGTGTCAATCGTTCAAACACCGCATACCAAGAAAATACGGCACTACAAGAAGAATTTAACGCAAAGAATGAAACGACCGCATCAAAATTGGCGAACACAAAAAACAATATTATTGAAGCGGCGAGAAGTATCGGCGAAACAATGTTGCCGTCAATACAAGACGCAAGCACCACAGTAGCTGATTTTGCAAAAGGATTGTCGCAAATGTCAGACGAACAAAAACGTGCTGTTGTTAATACGGGTGCGACAGTTATTGCGATAGGTGCTATTTCAAAAGTCAGTGCCGGAGCAATCAAAGGTGTTGGCGGAATTGTTGAGGCAGTCGGCAACATCAAAAAGGCATTTTCAGCAGGCGGAGCATTGACGAAGTTTGCACCGACATTGACAAGTATCGGTGCGGCGGCAGGTCCTGCCGCATTAGCTGTTGCCGGTATTGCTACAGCGGCTATAGTAGGAAAAGTTGCATATGACAAATGGTATCAATCGCAATACAGGTGGAGCGAGGGACTATCCAAGGGCAACGAAAAGGTCAAAGAAAGCTTTGAAAAATACAAATCGCTGAATGAAGTACAGGGGCAAATCAAATCGTTAAAAATGGTTATTGAAAGCCCCGAAAGCAGTCAAGAACAAGTTGACAATGCAAAAAGCAAGTTAGAAGAAATAAAGGAAATGCTATCGCAGGAATACAATCTTGTAATCAATTCCGATAATTCTAATTTGGACGACGCTGTTGAACAAGTAACCAAACTGTCTAAAAATGAATTGCAGTCTAATATCAATAAGCAACGTTCAGAACTATCAAATCTAATAAATAAAGACGCAAAATACAAAGAGGACCGCCAAATCGCGGAAGATAACTATAACAAAGAATTAGCATTACAGACGAAGTATTCAGAGGCTAAATCAAAAGTTAGTGACATAACTGCAAAAATTTCAAAAAATGAAATAACTGCGGCGGAGGGCTACAAAAAAGCACAAGAAATTTATAAAGAAGTTTCCGGACACGCATACGAAAACGGCACAACAGACCAATCAATGAAGAATGCGCAAGGCGTGTTATCGTCTATTGCGGCAAATTATTCGGTAGCAACAACAGAAGCCCAAAAGTATTACGACCAAGTACAGGCTCTGGACCAATCTCATAAAGAACTACGCGACGTATCAGAAGAACTGGCAAACTATGAAACTGAATTAATTAAAATATCTGCATTAAATCAAGACGGCGCCGGAATTGAACAATCCTTAAAGGATATGAAAGAATTTATCGACGTCGGTAAATTAGATATGAACAGCTATGCACAGTCGGCGGCGTTGGCTATGAACGGTGTTGAGAATTTGTCTGCTGCGTGGGAGCAGGCGGCAAACGGGGACGGTACCGCACTGAACAACATAATTAACGACTATGTTCGTTCAATGACAGAGTTCGGAGCATCATCTGCGGAAACGGCGGTCGGTGTCAGTCTGTTAAATTCCGAATGTACGAATATGCAGGATGCAGTAAATAAGGGCAAAATTGATGATGTAGTTCAGAAAATGAATGAAACAGGTCAAACAATGGGATTGACGACCGAGGAAATCGTTGAGGGTACTGCTTTAATTAAAAACGGATTTGACAGCGTACGCCAAGCCGTTGAAAAAGGCGATATAAACGGCATATTAAAGGATATGATGTCCGAGGGAAGTCAGCAAGGTATTGATATGACAGCGGACAAGTTGACCGAAATGTCGCGTGCTATGGGACTGATACCGAATGAAAAACGTATCAAGATAACCGCAGACGGATTTGAAGTAGTTGATGATTTGACCGCCAAAGTTCGACAACTGGAGGGCAAAAAGTTTGTTGTAACTGTTGACACAGAGGGCAACACAGACGGTGTTGATAATGTCGAGAAAAAGACAAAACAACTTGACGGCAAACAGTGTGAGGTCATGTTTACAGCAGACGGAACACCCGCCATTGCAACAATAGATAATACAGAATACAAAATAGCCGAATATGACGGTACAACCGGAACGGCGAAACTAATTGCCGAAAACGGCGAGGCTATCGGTGTTATTGATTTAACCACAGGCAAAATAAATCTGATTCCTACAACACACGATACAGAAATCACAGCACAGGATAACACATCAGCAGGCGTTGAGAGTGCAAAGGCTAATTTAGATACCGTAAAAGATAAAACAGTAACACTGACCGTTCAGACGGTTCAAGTTGGTGGATTGAGTAATCAAAATGTTCCGGCGGCCAAGTTTGGCAGTTCGGGAATGTTCGTAAAAAAAGCCAAAAAAGCCAAAGGTACACAAAATTTTGAGGGCGGTTTGGCAATGGTTAATGATGAAAAGGGTATATCTGACCCGCGAGAATTAATCGTTGACAAAGGACGTGCATTTATACCGCAGGGCAAGGACGTGTTGTTGCCATTGTCAAAGGGTGCAAAGGTGTACACAGCGTCACAAACCAAGGCGATAATGTCGGGTATGGGTATACCGCATTACGCAACAGGAAAAGACAATTCGGACGCGTTTACATCAGCCAAGGACGATTGGACGCATTACACAAAAACGCACGCAGTAACGACTGCACAAGAACTTGAAAAGTGGTTAGAATTTCAAGAGAAATTCAAGTCGAACGACAAGGATATTGCCGATATTGAGGAACAAATATTCAGTCTGACACAGAAACGCACGCAGGAGTTAAACAACCTGTCAAAGTCGTACATTGAAGAACGTGCGGCACTGAATGACTGGGACGACAACGGCGACAATCCTATTGACGCATTTACCCGTATCCGTGACCGCAATATGGCGGAAGTCGAGGCAGGACGTATGACGTGGGAGGACTATACGACAGAAATGTCAAGTATAGGTTCAACGTTATACGAGAATATGACCGAATACAGTCGAGATTGGTTAGAACATCAAGAGAAATACAACGGTATGAGTGCCGCCGATTATATAGCAGGTATCGGCAGAATACAGACGTACACCGAACAAATGTACGCACAGGGTATAATCAGTCACAAAGAATATGTAGAGGCAAAAAACAAGCTGAATGAAGAATATTTAGATAAACGCAAAGAACAGATTGAACAAGAATACAACATATCTAAGGACTACATCAGCGAGCATACATATTTCAACGACTGGCAAGATAACGGCGACAGTCCGCTTGACGCATACAACCGCGTTATGGACAGGCACCGTGAGGAATTGGCGAACGGCGAGTTGACACAGGACGAGTTCGACAAGTATCAAAGTGAATTAGGTTCGGATATGTATTCGGAGCGTGTGGAGCAGTCAAAGAACTGGTTGGAAGAACAACGCAAGTATTACGGTATGACCGATGAAGAATATATCGCCGGTTTAAAACGTATTCAGCAGTATACACAGGAATATTATGATTTGGGGTTAATCAGCCGCAAAGAATACAACGAAAATATGACTGAACTAAATCACGATATGTTCGACCAAGCGGGCGAATCGTTTGACGATATGCTGCAGCAACAACAGGACTACATCAACAAACTGCGTGATGAATTTTCTGCACAGGAACAGGCCCTACAGGACAGTTGGACGGTAGAGGACCGCAAGGCTGATATGTCCGAAACACAGGCGCAGTTGGATATTTACGCAAATGCAGTAACAGACAGAGGACAGCAGAAGTACAAAGAACTGCAAGAGCAGATGAAACAACTGCAACGTGATGAGGAGCTGTATCAACTGCAAGTCAAAAACAATGCCACGATTGAAAAATTGGAGGCGGAGTATGACGCGTTGGAAAACAGCAAGGCTGATTTCATCAAGTCCATTGCAACCAACATTGACAGTATAGACGTGACGGGTATTGTGGCGGATATAACACAGGAAGTCAGCGGCGGTAATGACAAGATAACCAAGACTTTGGGTGAGATTATAGAGGCTATTAAGGGCATTAAGATTGAACAGCAGAACTATAACAACAACAGTAAAATCACAATCAATACGACTGACAGCGCTGTTTTGGGTAGCTATGTATAATGTGCGGAGGTAGAAAATGCGAAACGGATTTTATTTTAAAAACAAACATTCAAACGATTTCGGAGTGACTGTACAAACGCAGTCACGTCCGATTAAACCGGAAATGAAAATACAGACATATGACAGCCCATATATAGACGGTGAATATGATTTTTCAACGGCAAATGCGTACAACCGTGAATTTTATAAAAACCGTGTATTTAAAATGAATTTGCAAATATCGGCGGCGGATATGTCTGAACTGAACAGCAAAATCACAAAAATCACAACGTGGTTAATGGGACGCGGTGAGTTGATATTTGACGACACACCGAATGTCAAATGGAATGCGTCGGTTATTGAAACAATAGATTATAAACCCGAAAACTACGGCCACAAAGCGGTCATTTCGGTGTCGTTCAAGGTGCAGACGTGGGCGGCGTTGGTATTTGATATTTTTGACGGTCCGATATTGGATAGCCAAAACATCAAATTAGATGATGAAATACCAATCGGACCGAATGAATATTACACGATTACAACGGCAGGCGACAGCACAATACATAACACAGGCGACCGCCCTGTCAGACCTGTTTTGCGTGTTACAAACGTCAAAAAATCTACAACGATAACCTGTAACGGTATCAGTATTACGGTGTCGGAAAACTGCGTTATTGACTGCGACAAACAGTCGGTAACAGACGTAAACGGCAACAGTATTATGAAAAAAATCAAAGGTAGTTTTTTTGAATTGGAAACAGGGGCGAATAGAATAAATTTGTCCACGACGGCAACGGTCGAATTTTCATTTTATCCACAGTATGTGTGGAATACAGAAACGGAGGATATATACAAATGGGACAGATAACATTTATGCGATTGCACGACAGATATACAGACAGTTTTGAAACAGGTGAGGTACTGAACTGTGCATATAATGTCAAAGAAACAAGGATATTGAACGATACGGGAAGTATTGAATTTGACTATCCATACGACGAAAAGGCACGTCTAATCAGTCAAAATATGTTGGTTAGTGTAAACGGTCATATATACGAAATCAGCCGAACAACACGAAATATGAACTGTGCGGATTCACTGCACGTTTACGGTACACCGCATTTTGTGTATGAGGCACAGAAAGCGTTTATACCGACAATCGGCGACCATATCGGAAAAAGTTCAAGAGTGGTATTGCAAGCGGCGGTAAAGATTATTTCGGATTTCAAGGAAGAAGTCAAAGAGAAGTGTATTTTTCACATTATGACAAATGCGGAGCTAAGCGAAAAAGGAATGAAGTGGGTTGCAGATGATGAACTGCTGATTGATTTTTTCTCTACCGACAAAACGAATTTGTGGGACGTTATAAAAACGATAATAGAAAATTTGGGGCGTGGCGAGATATTCCACGAAACAACTATCGACAGTAATAACAACATTGTATGTAACATTGCCATTGTTGAACGTATCGGCACAGATAACGGCGTCAGACTGCGTTTAGAAAAGAATATGCAAAGCATATCAATAGAACGCAACGTAAGCGATATGATAACGCGTTTATGGGCGTTCGGAAGTGATGATTTAACGGTCAGCAGTGTAAACGGCGGCAAAGCATATATAGACAGTCCAAACATTGAAAAATACGGAGTACAAGAGGGGTACAAAGATTACAGCGACTATACGTCAGCGGACAAACTGTACCGTAATGCAAAGTGGGAATTTGATGAGGATAACGAGGATAGAATTGACGTGCCACAGTTGACAATCAGCGGTAAATTGATTGACCTATCAAAATTAGCCGAATACGGTGCGGCGGAAAAGTTGGAAATAGGTGATACAGTACACGTATTTGACATAGACGGTACGGAATATGTACAGAGGGTAATTGAGTATCAGGCATATCCGTTGGAGCCGAAAGAGAGTAATATATCAATCGGGCATATCAGACGTGATTTTTTTATCGGACTATGGCAGACAGAACAGGCAACGAAGAAACATGCAAAGTGGCAGACTGCGAACAACAGTGTAAATATCCGAAAAGTACAAGGAACGGTGAACACAGACCGAAACGAAGTGCAGAGCGACAACGAGCTGTTGAAGATTGTCGGCGATTTGCTGACGATAAAGGACAGTCAAAGAGATAGAATACATATCGGTAATGATGAAGTTGATAATAAAAAACAATTTGTATTTCTGTTATATGACGTTGACGGAAACCCTGTAATATTTTTTGATGAAAAGGGTAACGGAATTTTCAGCGGTACAATAAGAGGTGCAAAGATTGAATCAGATACTGACATCAATGTAAATAAAGACGCGAGTGTAGGACAGTATTTAAGAGTTGGATATATCAGCTCATATGTAAACGACGAGGGCAAGACGATATATAAATGGTCTGATGAAAGCGGTATATTATTAAGCGGATATACAAGCATTAAGACTACAAACGGCGGTAATAACCTTGCAATCGGGGCAATGTCATCAATAGAGCTTAATGCTGCTAAAGTTATGCAGAACGGTAAACGATTATTGAATGAAGCTGATTTAGATAGTCTAAAAGCACAAATACACGAAATAGAAAAGAAAATTGCAGGTTTGGAAAGTTAGTAAAATAATAACTCCCTCAAAAAGGGAGTTATTAAGCTATCTCAAACTATTTATGACAGGTATGATTGTTGAAACATAATAATCATACGGAATTAAAGTAATATCATTCTCTGAATAAGGTATATTTTCAAGAACAGATATTCCGTCATGACGAGTTTTATCGTAGAAGTATGAGCCTGCAAATTCATAATTTCCTAAACCAATATCTTGGAGCATTTCTTCAATGTTTGATTTACGGACATATTGCACACCGTCAATAACTTCGATTGCGACTTCCGGCAAAGGTGACAAGTCAGTTGTGGACGGCTTTACAGTCGGTGTCGGTGTTGGTTGTGCGGCGGTATCGGTGTCAATAGTGATTGTATCGTTGCTGAAACCAACATTGAAACCGCCGACAGCGTCGGCAACGTCACGTAATTTGAAATATGTATTATCGTTGATGTTGTAAC